TCTCTAATGTCAAAATTAATTGTGCCATTTTCTAATTTCAAATCAAGAGGCTCGCAAAATATTACAAGCTTAAGCCCAAATAATCTTCAGTTACTACACAATCTTTTGAAATATCCTAATACAGATTTGCTCAGAAGCAATAATGATTTTATTAGTTGCAGTAGCAATATCATCATAGTGTTCTGTCCTTGTTGAACCTTTAGTGCCACCTGAAACAAATACTACATTCTCTTCCGGTACACCCAATTCTTCAAGTTTCAAATGAAGTAATTGTCCAGCTTCAATTCTATCAACTAGTATCAATGTGTTCCCTGTGTCTTTAACAGTATTTGCTAATTGAGCAATCTTCTGCATTCGTTTATCATCACTAGTGAGGAACTTCAACTCGCTTTGGTAATTTGTGAATTCTACATCGTCTTTAAGTTGCACAATGTTCACATGACATTGTGCGAGAACACCCTGATCTTGTAATTCGCTTGCTGATAGTTTACTGATAACAGGACCTAAACTAACAAACAAAGACTGTGCTTCAAACTTTGCTTTAGGAATAGTTCCAGTCAATCCCCAACGAATAGGGACTTTAGAAAATACTCCTGTCAATAATGTCTTAAGTGCATCAGCCTTTGCCATATGCACTTCATCGACCATAACGCAAACAACACCCTCAATGAAGTCTCCGATCTCTACTTCTGCCTCACCGCTCTTTGTTTTCTTAAGCATGTTGTTTAAACTTTGCCAAGTACAAATAGTATGTGTCTTATTATATTCTTTACGATCACCAAAGTAAACACCCACATCAAGTCCCAGATTAATGTAATCTGCTTCGGTTTGTGTTACAAGACTTTTGTTAGGTACAATAACAATACTACGGCCATATTGTTCTACACTGTGACTTAGTGTAGCCGTCATCAATGTTTTGCCTGCACCTGTAGCAATCTCTTGTAGTGATTGCGGGTTCTTTAAGAAGTTGTTCACAATACTTATTTGATAATCACGCAATACAACTGGTTGACCTTCAATAGGATGTCCTTTAGGCCAATTCTTATGTTTGAATGTATCCTCGGACACTTCAGCGAATTCAAAGTTTGTTGTGTAATCTCTGGTGTCTTCCAATTCAATGTCATACCCTGCTCTATCAAGTACAGGTAATATCTCTGCTAATAGATTGATATACGTACTACCAGCCAAGCTAAAATAACTTACCTTACCATTCCATCTACCAAGTTTAACACTTGGTAAATATCTAGCACCTGGAATCTCATACTCAAACATTTTCATCAATGCCCTGCGTTCACCTAATTCAAGTCCCTCAAGTTTTACATTGACTTCATCTTTAACTATAATTTTACATTGTTTCATTTAATATCTATTGGTTGTGAATTCACAAGTTGAATTATTTTTCCAACTCTGAATAAGTCATTCGGTGATGCAAATTTTCTTTTAAGTTTAATCAATACAGGAAACTCAAAAGATTTTTCATCAGGAGGAACACTAACATTGCTATCAGTGTATGTTATGTTTGCTTCTTTTAATTTTTTTCTCAACAAAGAAATGTTTGCGGCTATCAAAGAAGATCCCGAAAAGTAAACATGATCACAATTTATTTCTTGCAACCAGGGTATTATATTTAGTATATTTGAAACTTCAACTTCATTATACCTATTAGCAAAGAATGATTCTGTTGCATCATTGGTATTGTATAGGCTAGAATCAATATTGATTCCGTGAAATACTAGTATAGATAGTGTGATAGGGTCTGTATCTAACTTTATATCTTTTATAGCCTCATCCAAGTATGCGTTTGATGCGGCTACTATCAAGTTACCATTTACTCTTACTAGTGTTGGTTCCCAGTACTTTGCTGTTTCGTATGGAAGTAATTCATCAATAATTTCCAATGTTTTTTCGCAATAATGAATTGTTTCAAAAAATTTATTAGCAATATCGATAAGAAATTTTAAAGAATAAATTCCATATTTGATTTCGTATTGTCTAGTTTCTTTATTCCATGCGTATTTGTTTAGTGGTTGATTCCTAAATTCATTAATAAAATTTCTATTATATGGACACTTAAAAATAATTGTGTTGTTCTCTATAGAAATATGTCCGTCAGTATATTGAGGGGAACTTTGAACCACCTTCATTTGCCAAGGTAGTTTTACAAGATGTTCAGAAAACAATTCATGTTTTGCAAATTGCCTATTGTATTTGTGTAATAGTCTATTGAACAATTCTATTTGATTGGTAGTGACCTGTGAGATTGAGGCTAGGCTGGCAATGAACCTCTCGTCATACCGACTAAGGCTGATATTATCACCTTGCATAAAGTAAATTAAGTGTTCTGCTGTTTTTAATTCTACCATCTTTACATTATATATAGTCTTAACAAAGAATGCAAACAAACAGGAAAAAAGGGGAGACCTAAGTCTCCCCAAAAAACACTATCAACCTCAAATAACTTTACGAACCTTTACGATTTTGAAACCTGATTCTTTTGCTTCATCAGCCTCGTATTTGGTTTCAACGCTATACAGATAAAGATCACCATCCCAAATTTGATACATAAAAACACTCCTTTAAAAATAGGGTGGGGACTTATTGACATTGCCCCTCGCCTTCACACGGCAATCATTGTTCTTTCATGCAAGTTGCTTTAGCAAGATTTTGCCAATTGCTAGGGCTAATCTTAATCAAGTCTGCAATCTTCAATGCCATACGCAAGGACACTTCACGCAATTTAGTATGATTGTCCCACATGAAACTCACAACTTCAGCCGATTGCTCGTCAGAGAAATCGTAGTCAGCAAACAGACCGCCATCAGCATCACGATGGACCTGTTTGATACGCAACATTTTATCACGCTCACTATTGATAGTGAGGTCCAGATAGTGACAACGACTTTGCAGTGCATCCAAGTGAGCCTTGATTTTGTTGCTACGACGGTCAGCAAAATTCAAGTTAGTGATAAAGATCACCGAGCCATTGAAGTTGAAACTATTAGGGATACCTTCTTCACGCAAAATACGTGAATCTTTGTTCCAACTGATTCGGCGAGTTTTGCCTGAATCCAGTGCACCTTTCAACACGTTCAATGCATCAGGGTCTTCCCAAATATCACAATCATCAAAGACCAATACGTTCTTAGAATCACTATATTTGTAGAGAATTGCAAACAGACCGATGCCTGACATTGCACCTTTCACAACTTCAAAGCGGGCCCGCTTGCCTGCAATCTTGTCAAAGAGACTTGCCTTTTCCATTTGCAAGTTAACACCGTGACTCTTGCCGACACCGGGCGGGCCAGAAACAATCATAGCACGAATATCGCCACTGATACATGCCTTAGACATTTCATCTAGCACCTGAAAACGACTACCGATTCGGTCCATCGCTTCCTTCTCAGATTCTTTATTCTCTACCACAACTGTTTCATTAGCTACCATTTTATCTCCGTTCAAAAATTGAATATCTTGCATACCATTTACATTCACACGCACCTGTTCAATGTCAATATTGAATTGACCGTCATTTTGAACAGTAACAAAACCACCCTTCTTACCAGTCTGATAGCCTTTCACAAGTGTGAACACTTCATTTTTGACAGGCTTGTTGCGATAAGAACCAGAGATAATGCGAATCGTTGACATTTAAAAGCTCCTTTAATCAATCAATACAAGTATTATATGCCCAATTTGATTCAGTGTCAAGCCGTTAGGCGATCAACTAATTGAGCATGAATGAGGTCCATCTCCGATTGTTCTACGTAGAAGTCGGTAGTGGGGTCATAGTACTGACCTTCTTTGTTGTCATAATACAACACACGACCAGAGAAATTGAATGGGCCTTCAAGACCTTTGCGAGGACCATATTTGGTACGCATCTGATCCATTTGATAACTGTCAGCAACAACTTTGTAACCCATCTGCAACTCCTTTTAATCAACTGAACAGACTATAGTATAAGCCCAAAACGATTCATTGTCAACCGATTATGAACCGGTTGCAACAAAAAGAATTTCAGGATTGATGGAACTTTGCTTGAAACTTTCAATATAGATATGATGATCATCACCGCTATCACGGATAAGTGCATTGGCCGCAACATACAATGCCGCCCAAGTGCCACCATTGATAGCAACCTCATGATCACCGGATCCATAAGCCTGATATACTACTTTAGTAACACCTTCGAACGGGTGACGTTCGCTAAGATTATCAACCTCATAGATTGACCAAACGGTAGTCAATCCAAGTTCTTTGCGAACCTGATCATAGTGATCACTTTTGTTCTCAAAAGATTTGTTATCCTGCTCATAAGCATTAGCAAGACCCTCACGAATCTGGCTAGTAGCCTTAGCTAATTTGATGTACAAATCCTTGCTCAGGATATCTTCCAATGTTTGCTTGACATGATCCAATTCACACAATGCATTGTGAATGGTCTTGAATTCATCGGCTGTAAGAGTGGGGTTGCAATTCATACGTGCTCCTTTAATCAACTGAACAAACTACAGTATAAGCCCAAAACGATTCATTGTCAACCGATTATACCAAATCAACTTGGATTTGTTTGCCACGGAAAGTATCACCAAGACCTGTCGGAATCGGCTCATTTTTTCGCTTGGCCTCATAACGCAAATAAGACAATTTAAGCATAGCATCCCAGCAAAGTGCGCGGGCATTAACTGTTGCAAATTGTTCGGTCATTTGCTGGATTGTCATATACATACCAATGTCATTTTCAGAACCATCGCCCTTGAAAATAACACGGAATTTTTGAGAGTTTTTGAAACCGTCAATCACAGTCTTTGTACGCATTTAAAATCCCCTTTAATCAACTGAACAGACACTATTATATACCCAAAATTATTTGTTGTCAACCACTTTCATTGCAAGCAATCCACAATACATAACAGATAAACCGAGGATGCTAACTACCATTCCACTTATCATTTCCATATCAGTTTGACTAATCTCAATGGTGCCGACACCACCCAGTGTCATTAGGAAACCCACAACAAGAAGAAAATTTATTTCAAAAGTTTTCATAAACATATCCTATGTTAATAAATTAGTATTATTTTTTGTCACAGTATTCAAAGAGAATCCATTTAGCACGATTCAGTGCTTGACGGACGTCCTCGACCACCATGAAATCGTAAGAACCACCGTTGTCACTAGACAACATTTCCTGACAATCAGACATGATACTAGCGGCCATCATTGCAGGACCACGATGACGAAAAGCAAGGCTAGATTCTACTGATTCACGCATACCATCTTCAGTAACACCGTACATGCGAATCTCACGTTTTTGTGCATCAGAGAGACGGTCATAAACTTGGGTCATTAAAAGCTCCTTGTTAATCAATCAATACACGTAGTATAAGCCCAAAATGATTCATTGTCAACCATTTTTAGCCAAAAAAAGTAGTACTCAAGTACTACTTTTAATTTAGATTTGCAATTCCCATTTTTCTATTGAAAAATATGTTACATCATCTCTTCGCCTTGGTCTATATGTACCTTTGATAGACACGGGACCATTAACAAATTCACGCTCCCATAAATTTTTCAATGTGTTGTCATTGTTTATCTCCAATGCATACATACGCTTCTCTGAATCAGTTAACCAATATTCAGTTCCTTTTGTTCTTCTTAAATTTACTGTAAATTTATTGATAGGATTTAGTGTCTTAATTTTATTTTCAGTTTTTAATGTTGTAAAGTCTAATGACCTTTGTAGTGGTTTAGACATTTCATTAAAAGCTAAATCGTAGTAATAAAATTCAGGTAAACGATAGGCTAACCCAATTGTTTTTTGAACATATTTTTTACCATCATCGTGAATAAAAATACATAGGTCTTGTCTGTAACTAGATAACGGGCGTTCCATTAGTGCCAATATCAAAAACTTCTTACTGTAAAAGTCACGTATATTGTCTGCAACAATTCTATCCTGTTCAATTATCTTTGGACCCAATAAGGTGACATTAGTAATGTCATCCCAATTATTGTTTGGGTTATTTTCATTACGCAACCTATGTGAAGCTACACTCATAACCAATAAATCTTCAGTTAAAGTTTGTGCTTCTTCGGTACGTTTAAAACTTTCATTAATTTCGATCCACGGATCAGGAATACTAATAGTGGGTGTGTAATTAGCCAATTGTAATATCTTCCATACCAGCAGTGCGTAAACGCACGATATGCCCCATCTGCCATTGTTTGGCTTCAAGGCCCTTTAATATACCAAGCCATCTATTTCTCAATAGTGCAACTTCATTAATCAACACTTCAAAGTCAACTACTTCATCTTCACCATCAACATACTTTTCAGCATCACGGCTTGTCAATGCTCTATTATACGCTTCTAAATATTTTTGAAAATGTTTTCGGCGAATTTTCCGTAATTGAATGTTAAGGTAATTTAATACCGCTTCGATTTCTTGTAGTTGATTGAATCTATGTTCCGTAACACCAGGCAAACCAGCAATGTTTTTTTCAACATTGCCTTTAATATTTACATCACCTTTTGCTATAGGTAACTCTGATTCATAATAAGAAATGAAATCTGGTATTACTGAGAGATCCACAGTAATACGAGTATACCAATTTGACATTTAATTCCAATCGTCTGTGTCAGAATCTTCTTCGTATTCTTCGTATTCTTCTTCTTGGAAATGTGCGTCAGCATAACCTTTTAATGCAGTAGTAATATCTTTGTCCTTAAAGGCTTCTTTGATATCATCTATTTCATAATTATTATCAATCAATAGATTAACTAATGTGTCAGCCGCTTCACTGCGCTCATTAAAATCTACGTGTAATCGTAATGCTTCCCAAACTTCTGAAATAAAATCTAAATTCATTCTGTAACCTCCTCCTCAGGTGTTACAGTACTTAGCTTACTTTGATTTTTTTCTGAATATTCGGACATGACTTTATCTAAACAACCATCAGTGTTTGCTTCCCAAGCCTTGCGAAACTTTTTAATGATTTCACCATCAAGTGTTGTATAGACTAATGAGTTGCCTTCTTTCTTAACAAGTTCAGCTTTCTCAATCATATCAAGCATGCCTGAATATGGACTCATACCTGTTTCATATGGAATCTTAACTTGAACACTTTCAAATGGTTTTGCATAGCGTGTTTTCATAATCTTACATGCCGCACGAATGCCTCGCACATCACTAATCTTATTACCATCTTCATCCTCTTTAAGTTTGAGTTTTTTCATAGCAACAACGATACTTGATGCATATACAAAACCTTGACCACCACTGATTTTATCATCTGGGTCAAACATATCTTGTGAAGCATAAGTGTGGTTAGTAGCAACTAAACCAATTCCTAATGAACCGAACATGTTAACGCAGTTACGAACAAGTGCTGTTAGTGCTTTAGGCTTACGACCCATGTCACCTTTCATATCACCTGCTTCAAATTGATTAACGTCAGTTGGTGTTAACAACATACCTAAACTATCAACAACGAACAATACTTTTGGTCGATCTGTTTCTGGTAATGCTTTGTAATCTTTGACGAACATAGAAATAGTTTTACCTACTTCATCAATCATCGCCATGTTTAATTTCAACAATTTATTTTCTGCTGTTGATACACCCAATGCATGTAGCCATGCCTCATCAAGTGCGTTTTCACTATCAATCAATACTACGAAAATTCCTTGTTCTTGTGCGTGTCTAACAAGGTTTCCTGAACAGATAAATGATTTTCCTGCTCCTGACTCTCCGGCAAAGACAGTAACTTTACCAAGAGGTACACCTTTATTAAAGTCACCACTAATAAGATAGTTGAGTGCATAATTTCCTGTGCTTATCCAATCAGTAGGATCATTAAATCCTATTGAAAGTCCTTCAATACTTTTTGTTATTTCTTTTCGAAATTTACTTACGTCAAACGGTTTAGCCAATTTTATCTCCAATCAATTTTCCGTTAGTGTACACACTAAACGGTTTTTTATCAAGCAATTCGGGGCAATCTTCTGCCATCCGATCAAGTTCATAATCACTTGGAAAATGACGTAGTGCTCCACGTGCCCGATCTCTGATTAAACTAGGTACTCTTGGCGTTCTGCCAGGATCACATAATTCTTCCATTAGTTTTTTAGCCTGCTTTAAGGCTCTATATCTTTCATCTGGTAATGTCATGGGACTTCTCCTTTGGAAGGGGCAAATGCCCCTTCATTCCCTATTAAGACTTGCTCTGTCTAGCACGAATCATTGCTAGAATGTCTTGTGCTTTATCGCTTGATGTTCCATTTGCTTTTGGAACTTCGATAGGGGCAGTAGTTGCGCCTGGTTCATCATCCCAGGGTAGACTTTCTGCTACGGGTGCTGTTGCGGGTGCGCTAGTTGTAGTAGACGCTTGTTGTTTGTCCGCGGTTGCTCCTGCAGGTGCATCAACACCCCATGGGCGATAGTATTGACCCCAACGCTGTGTATCATACGCTTGACCATCTACAGATGCCTCAAACATTTCTTTAATGATACGCAATTCTGCTTCGCCGGGTTTCTTAGGCAAGAAGTCAGCAAGGTTGAATAAACCATGTGCATCAACCGCTGCCTGTTCTGCTTCAGTCAATGCACTTTCTTTACGTGCCCAGTTACTTGTAGAATAATCTGCGTAACCACCTTTACTTGTTTTCTTAACGTTAAAGTCAAGACCACGCATAAAGTCTGTTGGCAATTCTTCCATCTCTGGATCCATTAAACTTGCTTTAATGATTGTAAAGATTTGAGGACTGATAACAAATCTACGAATAGGATTTGCAGGAGTCTTGTCATCTCCCAATGGGTTTTGACGAACAAAGCCTTGAAATAGATAACTACGTTTCTTCCAATACTTGTTTGCCATTTCTTTTAGTGTTTCATCTTTGTACCAAGGACGAACTTCTGCCAACACAGGGCAACTGTCGCCATACATTTCAACGCAAGGGACTTGAACATCAATCTTCTTAATGTTAGGATCACCTTTCACACCGTTGAATGGTAGTTTGATAATTTGACGTTCAACCCAAAAGAATGTGTTGTTACCGTTACCGTCTGGTAGAAAACGTACAGTTGCTGTACTGCCTTCGTCTATATTCCAGTGGGGGTAAATTGAGTTGTCAGACTGGGTATTAGAACCCTTGTTGTTTGACTTGTTTTCTTGTGCCGCAATACGGGCACGAATGTCTGCTAATGATGCCATAATAAATTTCCTTATAAATTGAGATGGTCTCGTTTTTATTATTCGCTGTCTCCCTATGAGACAACTAACACGATGATTAAGTATAGCAGTACTTTTTCATCCTGTCAATGTATTTATGCCAGATGTGGTAAACCTCACTTTTTAAGTGAGGTTTATTTACCCTTTATCTTCTATGATTCATTATGATTAAAATACGGTCTAAGTCTTCCTGACCTTCTTTAACTTTTTGTTTATCAAGAACCTTCTTAGCATCATCAGCCATCTTCTTGGGAGTGATTGGTGTTGCTTTGCCTTCTGGACCCTTTTTATCTTCGCTCTTGTCCATTTCAGTAACAACTGCCTGGTCATCAGTATTAATGAAGTTTTCATTAGCACCAACTAGTTTACCGATATTGTTGTTCTTAACCTTTGATGTTGGGCCTAATTGACCTACACGCTTTTGGTCAGCATCAAGCCCTTCTTCAAGATCATCAATTGCAGCCGAATAAGCCTTTAACACATAATCTTCTATATCTGGGTGATTACCCCCTATGAACCAATCCATACCACCACTATTAGATTGAGGATATATAGTAGCAATTAAACCATTACGAAATTCTAAAACCCAAGTATCATCTTCGCCGGGTGAACCAAATGCAAACTCTAAATCTTTTTTAGATGTTCTTAGTGAACCTTGTCTTGTTGTCCTATGTGCCTTCATTTCAGGATCATCACTAATGTTCATAACTTCAGTTGGATCAAATTTATCTAAATAACGTTTATCATATTTTGACCTACCAAGCATACCTTCACCTTCCGCCACACCTTGACCCAACATTCCCAATAGTTTATCTCTTGGATCAG